AAAAATATCTACTACCTTTTCTAGTTAAAATCAAATGAATTAAATCGGTTCTGATTTCTTCGTCATTAAAATCCGATAAATCAAAATAATTTCCAGTAAAAGAATCTCTAAAGGGAAAATTAATACCGTATGTTTTACCATCTGCCATAATAATAAATATATGTTTGGAATGTTTCTTATAAATACTGATAAAATAAAAATCCCGACTTTTGTCGGGATTGTTTAATTATTTGTTAAGAAGAACACCCAAAACACTCAAATTCAGAATCCGCTGGTTTTTGTGTTAGATTTACTTTAGGTGGTTCAGGTGCAACTTTTGGTTTTTCTATTTTTGAAATATCAACCGCTAAGTGTTTAGCCCCTGTTGAAATTGCCTTAGTCCTAACATAATAACACATAGTTTTTAACCCATTTTTCCAAGAATGGAAGTGTGATGATGTGATTTTTGAAAGTGTTGGATTAGCCATATAAATGTTCATTGATTGGGTTTGGTCAATAAACGGTGCTCTGTCCGCCGCCATGTCAATCAATTCTCTTTGTGAGATTTCCCAAATAGTTTTATACTTTAAAATTAAATGTTCAATTCTTTTAACTTTTTTATTGTAATTTTTGTCCTCAGGGTCAAGGTAATTATTGAAGTTAATATTTTGGATTGAACCTTCATTAAGAATAATTTCATTTTTCAAATCTTCACACCAAATTCCGATTTTTTCAAAGTCATTAATTAAGTACTTGTTAACAATCATAATCTCACCACCAACAACACGACGATTAAATAATGCCGAATGTGCAGGTTCTGTCATTTCAAATGAACCTGTAATCTTAGCTGAAGACGCTACAGGCATCTGAGCGGTAAATAATGAATTACATACACCCCATTCAGCAACACCCTTCTTCAACTCATTCCAATCCCAAAATCCTGATAAATCATCATCTTTTAATCCCCACATGTCGAATTGGAATTCTCCTTTAGATATTGGTGAACCTTCAAAGAATTTATAAGGTTGATATTGTTCAGTTCTACACAATTCATTACTTTCGCTAATAGCCGCATAATAGATAGTTTCGAAGATGTCCTTGTTTAATTGACGAGCCTCTTCTGAAGTAAAAATATAATCCATTAAATAGAATACGTCTGCTAATCCTTGAGTACCTATCGCAATCGCTCTTTGTTCCATACCTCCTTTTCTACCTTTCTCAGTTGAATAGTTATTAATGTCTATAACTTTGTTTAACGCTCTAACAACTTTTCTTGTTTCATCATGTAACAATTTAAAATCAAACTTACCGTCACGGATAAAGTTCTTAAGCACCATAGATGATAATGTACAAATTGCGGTAGTTTCTTCATCCGTATACTGAATAATTTCAGCACAAAGGTTAGATTGTTTTACAACTCCAATGTTTTGGTGATTACTTTTTCTGTTTACGTTATCTTTAGCCAATAGATACGGTACACCAGTTTCAACTTGAGATTCAACGATTTTGGTCCAAATAGTTTGGGCTTTAACTTTTTTACCTAACCCCAACTCGACCGCCTTATTGTAATTAGACTCGTACTCATCGCCATAAGATTCTTGTAGTGGTTTAATACCCGCTTTGATAATGTCGTTAGGACAAAACAAATACCAATCATCATTTTTTTCAACCGCTCTCATAAAATTATCAGGTAACCATAAAGCGGTAAATAAATCACGAGCTCTCAATTCCTCAGCACCAGTATTCTTTTTAATCTCTAATAAATCAAAAATGTCTTTATGCCAAGGTTCCAAATAAATAGCCGCACTACCAGGTCTTCTTCCTTGTTGATTAAAAAATCTAAGAGATTCGTTTACTATTTTTAAATATTTTAATAGTCCACCAGCGTATCCACCTGAAGTGCTGATTCTACTTTCTTTACTTCTAATGTTAGACATTGAGAGCCCAATACCCGCAGCATCTGAAGAATATGTTGAGATGTCTCTCATTGTATTCAACAACCCTTCTCTAGAGTCTGAATTGTTATAATGTAAAACACATGACGCTAATTGAGGTACCTTGGTACCAGCGTTAATCATAATTGGTGTTGCGGGTGATATAAGTTGATTTGATAGTGATTTATAATACTCAACAGCATCATCAAATGTTTTTGTTACCCAAAGAGCCACTCTCATGTACATGTGTTGAGGTCTTTCGATAGAAACTCCTTTTGGTGTTTTTAACAAATACATTTCTTGTAATGAACGCCAAGCAAAATAATCAAAATTATAATCATTATCGTGATTTATAACAGAATCAATATTGTCGGACCCATACTTTTCAATAGTTTCAATTAAAATATCATTAATAATACCCTTAGAATATAAAACTTTCATAGTTCTTGAAAAACTATCATCAGTTTCTTTATGGTACGAAGAAATCGCAACTGAGGACGCCAATCTTGAGTAGTCGTGATGACTACCCGTATAAGATGCCGCAATCTCATATATTAATTTATCCAACTCTTTTGTGGTTACTAAACCTTCAGTTGGCACTGAAGTGATAACTTTAATAAAAATTTCGTCAGAATTAATACTTAATCCCTTAGAAGCTCTTTTAACCCTATTGTATATTTTTTGAGGATTAAAGGACACTTCTTCCCCATTCCTTTTTTTAATTTTTAGTGACATAATACTTATTTTTTTTAATTAGAAATCATCTGTGAATGAAATTGTTTCATTCAATTTAGCCTTTTGATATTCAACGGTTCTTGATTCAAAGAAATTACCTTTAGTTTCTACAGCAATTTGCTCCATAAATTTAAATGGTTGTTCGACATTAAATTGTTTTTTACAACCTAACTTAACCAACAATCCATCAACAACAAACTCCAAGTATTGTTTCATCAAATTTGAATTCATACCAATCAATGATACTGGTAATGATTCGGTAATAAATTCTTTTTCAATCTCAAGAGCCGACAATAGAATTTCTTTAATTCTTTTTTCTGTAGGTCTTTCTTGTACATGGTTATTTAACAAATGAATTGCGAAGTCACAATGAAGATTCTCGTCTTTAAAAATCAAAGAATTCGCATTACAGAGCCCCTGCATTAAACCTCTTGATTTCAACCAAAAGATTGAACAAAATGAACCTGAAAAAAATATTCCTTCAACCGCAGCAAAAGCAACAAGTCTTTCTTGAAAAGAAGCGTTTTTAATCCAGTTTAAAGCCCACTCAGCCTTTTTCTTTACTGCAGGTAAACTCTCAATAGCATTAAAACATTCATTCTTTTCCTTTGGATTTGACACATAAGTGTCTATCAATAACGAATACATTAATGAATGAATGTTTTCCATCATTAATTGAAATCCGTAAAAGAATTTTGCTTCAGGGTATTGAACCTCTTTAAGGAAGTTTTCAGCTAAATTTTCATTAACGATACCGTCTGATGCGGCAAAGAAAGACAATACATTCTTAACGAAATATTGTTCATTTTCTGAAAGGTTTTCCCAATCTCTAATATCGTTTGTTAAATCAACTTCTTCGGCAGTCCAAAAAGCTGCTTGATGTTGTTTGTAATATTCCCAAATATCATTATGTTCTATTGGGAATATTACAAATCTGTTAGGGTTTTCTATTAATATATTTTCCATTTAATTTAATTATTTTGTTGTTCTCTTTGTTTTCTTTTGTCTAATAAATCTTTGACTCTTTGTCTATTTCTTTCTTCTTGTTGTTCTTCAAGTCCTAAAAATGTAACTGAACTTTCAGTATCAATTTCTAACATACCGTTATCAAATTTACAATTTTCAAAAACAACACCATCGTCACCAATTCTTGATTTGGTTATCGCTATTGTAGCTAGTTTCATTTCTTTTTGTTGTAAAGATTTAGCCACCGAAATAATAACGTGGCCAACTTGTGCTTTTTTAATTGACCCACCCATTTGGTCAGTAGTTACAACATCTGATGATATTGACTGTCTATTACCTTGTGTTGCAGTCCACCCAACAATATCCAATTCGTGACACATAGCTTCAAAAGCCCTCATGACAGACCCTTCTGATTTCCATTCATCACCTAAATTCCTATCAGGAACAACACAATCGATATAGTCTAACAATACCATGTCAATCCTAACACCATCAGCAATCATTTTTCTAATTTGATTTTTAATTTGTAACATACTCATAGTGTCTGATGGTAATTTTTTCAAGATAAGTTTGTTTGGCATGGTACTTTTAATTTCTTGTACCTTAGACATAACTTCATCTTTTTTCAAAGATAACTCATCTGGGTGAATTTTTGTCCATAAGGTGAAATGTTTTCTTTGTATAATTTTTGGATTGTCTTCAAAAAATATTTGAAGTACGTTGTATCCTAAATTAAACGCGTGATTTGAAATTTTAGTCAGTAAAGTTGATTTACCTACACCTGTTGGAGCTAAAACAACACCTATTTCACCTTTAGCCAAACCACCTTTTAATAACCTATCTATACCAGGGATACCCATAGGTATTGGATGTCTATAATCTTCATTTAAAACATCATCTAAATTACTAAAAACATCAGATTGACCATCCTCTCTTTGTCCTACTTGTAAAGCCTCTCTAACTAAACTTTCTAATTTTTCATAATTCTCAAACTCACCACCATCAATAACTTTTTGTGCTTTAGTTATTGCTTTTTGTAGTTCTTGTTGTTTACAAAACTTAAGAGCCTTTTCTTGAACAAAATGATTACCCTCAAATGGGGCGTTTTTAATTTTGTTAATTGTATCAATAACAATTTTAGACGCCAGTTCTTGTTGTAATTCAGATTTTGTTATTTGTTCTAAGGTGTCAAACGTTGGGGTATGCTCGTATTTCGCGTAGTATTCTTTAACCATTTGAATAATGATTTTAAAATACTTGTTTTCAAAATAATTGGTTTCAATAACATCAATAATTGACCTTGCAAAATCCTTGTCAACTATGATTTGGTTTAATAATTGTAGTTGAAAACTACTTCCGAGATATTCAAAATTTTTGTTCGACGCCATATTTTTTCCTTTAATGTATTTGATAAATATTAGACACTAAGAGGAAGTCCCATGTACTCTAATGTTAAATTTTTTGTTGAGAAAATGTCAGTTAATGTCATAAGTAAATTTTTTATGTGTGGGCGTACATCCACGGTATATCTAACCTTTGGTGGGTAGATTTTAGCGTTGAACTGCCTATGACAAATTGTCACATCATTTTGTTTAATATACACGTTAAAATACTCAGGACCGTCTGTAATTGATGTCTCTAAAATCTCAGGATTTACCATAATTTCGTTGATGTGTTCCAACATGTAATCACATGTTTTAATTTTCAACTCGTCTTGAACAATCTCTGAGAATCCGCGAATAAACTCATAAAGTTCTAAAGAATTTTTAGCGTGTGGGTTAAATTCCCTAACATTAAAAAATCTCTGAACAATAATGTTGTCATTTACTTTCATCAAAAACTCCAATTTTGTTGCATCTACTTGCTCTTTCATAATCTATTTTGTTTGTTTAAATTTGCGTTTTTCTTTTCTTGTTAATTTTAAAAATGGTGTTAAAAAATATACCCAATTATCGTCTCCTTTTGGTAGAAATTTAAAGAATCCATCTTCCATCATCATCTTTATAAGATTCTTATATCCTCTACCGTCAGGGTCTAAGGTCTCACGGTAATAAAGTTCGACTAATTCTTTAGCTTCATCTGTAATAAGGGGGTTTGATAAATCAACAATCTTATCATTAATTGTAAAAAATTCTTCACCAAATATACCACTTTTTGTTTTTCCACTTAATAAATTTTGTAAAATTTTGTTTTCCTTATCTTCCTTTAAAAGGCCTTCCGCCTTGGTTAAAATATCGGAAATTGTAACCTTTTGGTCAAGTATTTCAGGAAATAATTTAATAAGTGTTTTTTCACCTAAAAAGTAAATACCATCAATGTTATCGGACTTATCACCAATAAGAATTTTACAAGTTTTAACATTATCGTGTGGTACTTCAATTTCGTGTAGTTTTATAATATCACCGTTTTTATAGAATCTTTTTGAGTTAGGTGAATATATACTAACTTTGTCAGAAATGAGTTGGGTTAAATCTTTGTCTCCCGAAAAAATTGTTTTGTTTTCATTTTCAGATATTTGACAATAATAAGCAATTAAATCATCGGCTTCATTTTTATCGACCAATACCTGCCTTACAAACATTTCTTCAAGATATTGTTTAACCCTCTCTTTCTGTTCATTAAATGAGTCCTGTTTGAACTCATTCATATCGTTTCTACGATGTTCTTTATATTGTGGATATATTAATTTACGTGAAGAAGAGTTGCTATCACCATCCCAAAATACAACAACTTTATCAAAGTTATATTCGTCAATAAACCTTCTTATAGTGTTAAGGAAATGCCATACACCTCCGACGTGTTTTCCATTGTGATAGAAGTCTCTAACACCATGAAATCCAATCTTAAATAAATTGTTTCCGTCAACAATTAATGTTTTAATCACTATGGTTTATTTATAGGTTACTTACTCTTTTTCTTCTTTCAACTCAAAATCTGCGGATACAACACCTAAAATGTCTTTCCAATAGTCAGCGTATTCTTTTTTGTAAGCTTCAATTGATGCTTTTTCTTCGGACGCTTCTTTACCTGAAATAAATCCGTGCGGTGTTACAATAATTTTTCCGTCCTCATATCCCAACCCATTTATGTGGTTTTTTAATACGGAAATTTTAGTTCTACTTGCGAACTTAACAGTTCTTTTGTCTTTTGTTGCGGTAATCTTGGTTGTACCAGCACCCTTTTGATTTCCAAACAAAAATACTAAAGATGAATTTAACCAAATAGCTTCACCACCTTTAGCTTTAATCTTAGGTTGTCCAAAAGGATTATCAGGCAATTCTACCCAAGGTTGGTTAACAATAATTAAAGTATTCTCAAATTTAGATTCTGCTTTACGAGAACCTGAAATACGTTGATTAATACCCATACCAATCTTATCCGCCAATACAGACGCATTATGTTGTTTACCACCTTTACCTTCGTAAGTCATCTTACATGGTACTGAACCTACTGAATCCCACAAGAAACAAAGAGAATAATCTAATTCGCCCTTTTCTTGAGCATCCAATAAACTATTAATATAGTCCGTAATTTGTTCAATATAATCAAAATTATTATTGAATATATAAAATCCGTCCCAATCAACTTCACCAGTTTCTTCATCTACCACTTCTTCACATTCAAAACCCATAAGTTTTGCGTGTTCAAAAGACCATTTTTGTTCAGTAATTATGAACACAGGTAAGATACCTTTCTTTTGGGCATCAACCGCTGTTTTAACAAGTGCTGTTGTTTTACCAGTATCTGAGTGACCAAGGAACATATTTAAATGACCAATTGCGGGACCTGGTAAACCAACGGCATCTAAAAACTCAGGACCCAAATCAAAATATCTTTGGGGTTTGTATTTCGCTGAAGTAGAAAACTTCTTCTTCAGAGAACTGAAATCATTTTTTTTAATTGCCATTGTCTATATATTATAATGTTTTTTTTTAAAAATAGTAAAGCTTGGACACAATGTCTATCTATGTGTCCAAGCTTATAGGGTTTTTTTAGAATGGCATGTCCTCGTCGGGTTCAGCATTCACTTGTGGGTCTGAGTATGATTCACCACCCAACATAACTTCACTTTCACTTGAGTCTCCGTAAACATATCCACCTTTTTCAGAGTCCCAACGTGGAGTTTCACCACGAGCAATAGCCTCAAGGTATTCAACAGGTTTCTTAGAATACACATCTTCCCATGTCAATTCATCGGTAATCCAAGAACTACCAACTTCTTTATCAGCATGTACAGGAGATGGGTCATCGTACATAACAGTTTGAATTACGGTATAAGTAGCACCTTTAGGTGTCTTAGCCTTAGTTAATTCAAGAATAATATCACGTCCTGTTTCAGGGTCAGTAATATCACCTTTAGCCCTCCAAATAGGAATAATTTTATCAAGAATACCTTCGTTTTTGTAGTTGTGCTTAAAACGCCAGAATTTTACACCTTCATCTTCGTTATCTCTGTCAATAACTTTAACGATATAGAACTTACGAGATTTATATTGTTTTGCAAGTTCTTTGTCAGATTCTTTACCTGTTGACATTAACTCTTCATGAACTTCGTTCAATGGTGAGCGTTCATTGTCATTTTTTCCTGGGTCGTAAAGTTTAACCCATTTACCGTCAACTTGAACTTCGTGAAACCAAACTTCTTTAAAAGGTGAAGAACCATCAGGTGTTGGTAGAATTCTAAGTCTTCGTTGACCTTGTTTCTCGTTATCTTTAAGGATAGCCGCGAAATACTTTTTCATCCTTTCGTCTTGTGACATCTTTGAAGTAGAGGATGAACTACTTTGTGTTGCCTTTTCGTACTGTGCTAGTACCGCATCTAATGAATTTGTCGCCATAATATAAAATTTAAATTGTTTACTAAAATATAAGTGTCCGCCTATTGTTTGTCAACCCCCTAAAAACAAAATAACGGTCCGAAGACCGTTATTTTTATCTTATCTGATTAAAGGATGTTTCTTGTTCGTCATCCCCAAAATTTCTAAATGATTTTTTAATATCAGCATTAGAATAATCTTCAACTTCGTCTTGAGTTAAGATATATTCATCTCTACCTGTTTTTTCAAAATCATCTTGTTTGTCTTCAAAAAAATCACTTAACTTTTGATTGAATGGTCCAGAATCAATAGTTCTTAATTCAAGTTTTTCTTGAGCCGTTTTTGGTCTCATTTTTTCAACTTTCATTTCTAAGTCATTTAACTTAGTCATAATACTATCCATTTCGCCAAGTTTACTTTCAAGGTCGGTTAAGTGTTTAAATAGATTATTAAAATATTCCTCTTGTTTGTCCTCAACATTTTTTTGGGATTTTACCAAATCAGTAATATCCAATTCTTCTGTTTTTTCTTTTTCTTCACCTACTTTTTCAACATCAGGGTCAGTCTCAACATCAACAGGTTGAGGTTCAGCGCCAGTAGGTGGTGTTGGTTCACCTGCGGGTGGAGTTGTAGCGTCTGCTGGTGGTGGAGTTACACCAGCATCAGGCGGAGGGGGTAATGCTCCAGCATCAGGTGGCGGAGGTAACTCAGCTTCTTGTTCAAAAATATAATTATTTATCGATTTATATCTTGAAATTTCATTTAATATTTTTTCATCTATTTTTTTCATGATATTATCCATTTAATAATTGTTTCACCCCTGTTAGAGTTTCAACTTGAATTTTTTTATTTTTATTCATTGTGTTATCAACTCTCTCGATTAATCCATCCCTCATTCTTACAGTGTAACAATCTCCAGTGTCCAAATCACAAACTTGTTTAGTTCCATCACCCAAATCTTTTTCGGTGTGTCTTGTGTTCTTACCTAAGTAATTATCAAGTATTAATTTTACGTCCATAGTTTTTTTATTATAAATATCTTTATTTCTCTAAAATTTTATTGTACCAAGATACTATCATATAATTTTAGAGCTTTTTCAACCTCTAATTCAATGTTTGATTTTTGTGTTTGGTCATATGTTGTGTAAACATTTTCATCTCTAGTTGTAGAAGTATTATTATATATGATTAAGAATTTAGTAATACTTTCTTTAGTTGTTTGATAATCTTTAACCTTATCTTTAAATCTTGCAACTAAGAAGTTAATACTATTTTCTTTACTTTCAAAAGTAGCGTAAGCAATGTTAGATGGTGAACAATAATACTGTTTTTTAAAGTATGTTTCACCAGGATTACCCCAATTCTGTGTTTGATTTGTTTTTGATATCGATATACCACCCAAATTATTTTCAACAGTATTAAATCTTGTACCATCATTTGATTGTAGATATATCGCTGAGAATATTATTTTTCTAAGTTTGTCATTCTGAGTACTATTAACAATTACTTGTTTTATTTCCAAATTGGTATAATTAAACGTTTGTGGTCCTGTTAAAGGAGTGTAATTAATATACTTAGTAAGTAAATTTCCACTACATTCTTCAGGTATCGCGTTATTGTATTTTGTTGATGGTTTATCAATCAATTCGTTATTTACCCCAGCCTTTTGATTAATAACATTAGAATTTGTGTTACTATTTTTTTGTGTAGTTTCTTTTTGTTTTTTAAGGGATTGAGTAATCTTTTCAACTGAACCTTTTAAATTTTTCCTTAAATTTTGTAAATAATTGTCTAATTTTGGTAACGAAGCTACAGGCTGTCTAATACCTTCAACAATGGTTTCAAAATTACCAGGTGTTATTGTGTGCCCAACATTTGTAATCATATATGGGCCGCTAAACATTGGAACATATCTCAAATTAAAATACATTGTTGGTTGTATCATGGCATTACCCATCATAGAAACGGTACACCTATAACTTCTGTTTTTATATAAATTATATAATGAAACACTTTGGGTTGATGACGCTCTGTTACCAGCTTGATTAGCCATCTGATTTAGAACTTCTAAAGATTCTGCGGTTGCTTTACCAGCGTCTTGGGATACTTGGAATCCATAGAATATTGATTGGTTTTGTGGTCCTATATCAACACTAAACCCAACAACTTTATTTGATTTATCCCAATCTGTTTTATTTGCTAAATCCTCAACTAACGGGTTATCGCTAGCTCTTCTTAATTCAAAAGCATCATTTCGGTATCTGAAGTCAACATTGTTTTTTAAATCTAATTGTTCACTTGGTTTTCCAGCAAAGAAACAAACCATTTTAGATGAAGAGTTTCTATAATCAACATTTAAGAAAGTACCAAAAAGAGTATTAGCAAACTCTAAAGTACCTTCAGCTTTTGGTACAGGATTTTTAATGGCATCTTGTACGTTATAAAAATTAACATAGGAAGGTATATTCATAACAACAAAGTTGTTCTCAACTAATATTGTCTGAACAAATGTTAACATACTAGTTTTTGTATTGATATTTGTTAGTCTATTTTTTAACCCTTCAATATCTACAATAACTTTATCACCAATATTTCTACTTGCCCTATCTAATAATAAAACATCTTCAAATAATGTTTTTGTTTTAAAATCATTACCTGAAATCCATTTATCATTTAAAGCTTTAAAAGATTCCCACAATTCTACTTTGGTTTGAACACCATCGGGTAGTTTTGAATTGATTCTAGCGTCAACAGCATTTCCAACATTAGGTAATTGATTTTGTATTTTAATTATTAAATTATCAATTATTTTGTTTTTTAAATCTAATGTTGATTGAATATAATCATCCATTAAACCAATAAACTTACTTTTATTTAATGTATTGTCTGCCAGTTTTTGAGTGGCGTATAGTTTTATTATTGGTGCAAAATTCTTAATATTGTCAACCGTAAACGCTACGTTCATGTCAATGAAGAAGTCAGTTATGTACGACCCATTATTATCGTAAACTAACTCAGGTATTTCTGAAAATCCAACATAGGTTTCCAAAGACACCCACTCTAAAGGATACTGAGCCTTTGATGTTGCTAATGTTGGCCCGCTTGTGGTTGGTAACGCGTTTGGTGTTGATAATTGATACTGTCCCCATGTGTATGGGTCAGTAATATTATAATTTGAGAATGAATAAAATAATCTTTTATCAAATTGAGATGGGTTACCAAACTTAATTATTAAAGTTTCATTAGTTACAAAATTTTTAATTGTTTCTGTTATTTTTGTAAATTGTTTTTTCTGAGCATCTTCAACTTTTAACTTACCATCATTACCTGTTATTTTTTCAACTTTTAATAATTCTGTCATTAGGAGTTGAAAGTTTTTAAATATCTTAGATGTTTCACTGTCATTATCTGAAACGTTTTTACTACTATAATCGTATTTTGATTTACAAAAATCTAAAAATTCAGTTTCAAATAAATCTAAAACTTCTTTTTCAAAAACAGAAAACACCTCACTAATTTCTGTATATCCATTAGATGAACCATTTATTGAAAAGTTTTCTTGTTGTGTTTGTCCTGAAAAAATTTCCTTGAGATATTCTAAAGGCGTTGGTTTTATAACTTTAGATGAGTTAAAGTACCCGTAGTTAGGTGCTGTCCAAAAAGTTCTAACTGAACCATCGTACACTGACTGATTACCTAAAACCTCAATTTTTAATTTATCGTTTTCAAAACACTCATTATATGTTTGGTTAATTATAGAACCTTGTGATGGTACGATAAAACTTGATACATTATCAAATGAGTCTATATAAACAGTCCAAGGAAAAATCCTTAGGTCTCTATTTGGAGAGTTAGGGTCAAAACCTTCATCCTCACTTATAATCGCGTCATTAACATAATTTAAAGTAAACCCTGACGACAAAGCGTTTTCAAAATCGGTACTTGTATATCCAGCAAATATTTCAAAACCTTGTAAAAATACATTAAAATCGTTTATTGTTTTTGGGTAAAATCCAGTATTAATAGTATCTGAAATTTCAGTACCAATATTCACTGTTTTTTGTAATATCATATCAACAATTCCTACATTACCACCTACATCAAAACTGTACATTTTGTTAATGTCTTCAGTAACAGGGTCAAAGTTTTTGACATAATTAAATGGTGTCCAAACACTGTCCAAAATATCAACATTAGTTTCAATATATTTTTTATATCTGTGCCAAAGAGAACCATATTTTAATATCCATGCGTATGGTAATTTATGAATACCACCAAATTTTTTAAGAGTCGCAAATATATAATTTAAATCTTCAGTGTCGGCAGAAGTTCTATATTTTTCCCTTAGTGTGGCCAAGGGCAATGAATTTATAAAAAGATAACCAGCCTCAACAAATGGATGTTTTTCATAGTTTCTAAAATTTTCAATTCCTTTTTGTATTGAGTTAACAAAATAAGGTGTGTTTAACATAGATACTGTTTGATTGGCATCAACACCACCAATATAATTAAAGTATTTTAAATTACCTTCAGTAACTAATTGGTCTTTATAATTTAAAGACCTTTCATTATAAAATGTTTTTAAAGATGCGGTATCCACATTATACCCACTAGGCTCTACTGGGTTACTCCACAAAAATTGTGTAAATGGTTTTTTATCGCCATCATAAGCGGTTATGTTAGTTATTATTTTGTTTGTTGGATTATATGTTAATATTTTTCTAGTATCAAATGCACCCTTTTCATTTAACAAACTAACCCCATCCGCCAAATAATTTTTAACCCAACTTTTATTTGTGAATGGGTACGTATCCGCAAAATCATATTCATTACTAGTTGTTGAGTTTGAAATGTATTCGTTAAATTCTGTTTCTGTAGGTAAAGAAACTAAGGGTTGTGATAAACTATTAGTTATCGATTGAGGTGTTATAAACTCAAAACTTGAGTTATTTATCTTATTTTTAATATAAGCCGTGTTAAAAATACCCCTTATAAAATTTTGCCAACTTTCTCCAACACCACCATTAGATATATGTCTTAAATAAGTTTCAAAATTACTTCCATTGTAGGCATATTCTTTTAATTTTTTAATAAGAAATGGATTATCATTTGATAAACTTTTCAATATGTTTTCTGATTCTCCGTCAGAAATAATATTAGATACTCTATCAGAATCCGCAATAAAATTGTTACTTCTTATTAATCTACTATAATAACTTATGAATAAAGCTCTTTCATAGATTTCATAAAAAAACTTAACCTCTTCTTTATTTGAATAAACTTCGTTCGATACTGGAAACTCCATAGCGTTAAGTGTTATTCTTTGTGGTTCAGTTTGTTCGTTTTGGGTTGACGCAATAGTCGGTAATGGATTTTCTCTTTGTGTAAAACCGCTAATAAATTCTTCCACAAATTCAACTTCAGGCCAGTATTCAGGTAAATAAGCCTTTGTTTGATTAACAACTGAATAATCTCCAGGATATACAATCTCGTATAATTCATGACCGTCAGTTCCTGTCGTTTGTTTAATCATCTGAGGCCATGGGTATATAGGTGTATCGTTATTTACACCTGAATTTAGATTGTCTTGGGAAGCATTGGCAACTTGTGGGTTAAATATAGCGTCTTTTCTAACCTTTAACAAACTTTTATTATCATTAATATTCCACGCTTTAGAATGTACATCATCCATTAATCTTAAAAAGGCCTCACCATTAGCAAAAATAACAGCTAAAACATTCCTCATATTTGGGACAAAACCAATACCACTATTATTACTCGAAACTAAATTAGACAACGCTTCTGTCAACTCAGTTTCAATTTGGTCCGTAAAAACTTTTAAGTCTTTACCCATTTTATCTATTTTATCCAAAAATGAATTAGTACCTATTAATGGTAAAGAATTTACCACACTCTGTACTTGTAGTGTATTTGGTGATGTAAAATAAAACCAATCGGCAACTTGCTCTAATGAACCGTCTTTAAATGTGAATGATGTTGTTAAACCTAAATTTTTATTTAATTCCGCTCTATAAGCATCTAATTCAGGTTGTGTTGGTTCCTTTTTACTGTTTTTGTTTTTTAAATAAGTTGCTTTAATGTCAACGTCATTAATAGTAAATGCTGGTTCAAGAATAAATGTCTCGTATCTTATTGAGGATTTATTTGAAATTTTATTTGTTTTGTTATTAATAGTGTATTGTCCGTTTTCACCAATAGTTTTATTTTCGTTTAACTTTTTATTGTATTCGTCAATAATTCCCTTTAATTTAGTTTTTGCATCTTCTCTTTGTTGTATTGTAATATTTGATTTGAATGTAAAAACCTCAATGCCGTTTTTGGTGATTATAGAGTTTTGAGTATCCATAAATTCATTATACCAAGACTTGGAAGTTGATTGGTTATAGTAATACACGTAACCAGCATAATCTTGTAATAACAAAGCGTAGTTATTTACATCATCAAGAGGAACCATATTTTGTTTGGTGAACTTATCTAACTCGTTTGTTAAAAAGTTTTCTAACCTTTCTTGCATTTGGTTTAATGTAATCTCAGGAAAATCATCAGGAATTAACCCCTTAGATTTATATTCACTATATAATTCTTTTACTTTTTGAAATCCTCTTGAAACTGTGGCTTCTTGTACTTTTTCAAATTTAGTATTTGTTGAACCTTGTATTGGTTGTATTTGAATTCTTGACTGATACATATGTGGTACCGCAAGTAGGTATCCCATAGATATTTCGTTTAGAATCGTATATTTGTATGTATAAAATGTTAAATCTATTTTAAAATTACCACTATAAGTGTCAAATCTAGAATTAAATTTTTGTAACATCAAACCCAATTTAATCGCCTTACCGTAGTACCCTTTTAAGGTCAAATGAAATAACGGATAAGGTAGATTAAAAAACGCAGCATAAGGTGAATTGTCACCCGCTTCAAATAATGCACGACCTTTAACATCTTCCAACGTAACATTAATAACGGGTAAAAAATCCAAACCTTGTTTAACATTTATTGAGGTTATACCTAATAGTCCATTATCTTTGGCGCCAGGTTTACCTCCTGTTGACAGTGTTTGTCTGATAAAAGAATCTTGTGGGTTATCTTTATTCTTAACATAAGTTTGATTTACCTGATTATCACCCTCACCTTTTAAAGTGTCTTTACCCGTAATTTCGTCGGTATATGAATTATCTAAAAAATCTTTATCACCTTGTTTTAGAAAATTAATAGTGGCAACTGCAACGGTTTGAATCGCGTCGTTATTAGCAACACCTATAGCTAATTTAGTTCTAGGTAAAACTTTACATTCTAAATTAGCATAAAATACTAAGTCTTCTTGCCTAACAAAACGTTCTTTAGCCTTCCCTTCACTATCAATTACTTTATTTGGGTCAACAATTGTTATGTTATTATAATCAAATTCAACAAGTATATTTTCGTTATTATCTACCATAATAGAAGAAGTGGTTTTCTAGCGTATTTTTATAGTCTTGTAATGAAGCTACTAAAGGATACGGAATTGTCAATATAGAACCGTCACTAATATTCCATTCTTGTCCTCCATATGATGGATTAGCCATCATTATTAACCAACCAAAGTATGGAGTACCATAATATTGTTGTGAAACTTTATCTAATCTTGACTGACCTAATTTGTAGATATATCTTTTATCTGTGTTTTTTGCGGGTAATGTAATGTACGGAACCACAGTTTGTTGTCCATTAATAATAAAGTCAGTATATCTATTTGTATAATCTCTACTTGGCATAATTAATTAAATTTAACGTTAAATTTACCGATACTAACGTCTTCAATAAACACTTTAGGTTTATCTTTTAAGATATTTTCACCACTAAATAAGTTAGTAAACATAGTTTTAGCATTTTCTATTTGTTGGTCAGTTATGTTTGGAATATCTTTTAATACCGTTGTGTACCCCAAAACTCTTTCTTTTCCCGTAGCATATAATTCTTCATCAACACCTTCAGTAAAATCTTTAAATTTTTTACTTTTTTTAAAGTCAGTAAATATTTTTTCTTCATACCTTAACTCTTCGGAATATTCTTTAGCAATTTTGTCAACAACTTTTCTAAACTTATTTTTTAATTTATTAGATGCCGTAAAATTTGTATTTATAACGTAATTTTCAAATTCTTCTAATTTATTTTTATTATCAAAATTTCTAGCAGCAATCATAAAAAATCTTTTATTAGGTTCAGATTGATTAAAATTTTTATTATCTGTTATGAATTTACCAATGTCTTCATAACTATTAGTTATTATTTTATTTTCAACTAATAAATCATCATTAACGTTTAATAAATATGTATTTATCCTACCTATGTCATATTGTAACTCAGCTAAAGTATCACTACTTGTTTGACCAACTTGT